AAAGGTGAGTATCACCCAAACTGGCATCAAGTTCGTGATGAAGCCTTTGCCAAACTGGTAGCAGAGCGTGAGCGTGAGCGATTAACTGATGCCGCAATGAAAGCGGCTGAGAAAGCAGTTGATGTAGCAATTGCTCTTGAGCGTGAGGCGTGTGCAAAGATTGCAGACGAATGGGCGGTGGGTTGGCCTCATCCATCAGAAGTTATTGCAGAACGAATCAGAGCAAGGGGACAAGCATGAAAATACAAGATGAACTACAAGCAATCTATGAAGATGAATCTAATGTCTACTATTGTTGCTATTGCTTGCAACCACAGGGTGAGAAGATTGGCTGTTGCCAAGAAAATCACTTTGTTGAGTTTAAGTACCTTGATAACGACTGTAAACAAGAAATAGCACAGGAGATATTAAATGGATGATTTCACACCAACCACCCGTATGTTTTCACGTTCTTTGCGTGAGGCGTACCCTAAAGATTATGTCAACGAAAACATTATTGAAGGGCCGTTTTACAGCGCACCCAACATACACGACATACCCGTTTTATTTGGACTAATTACTGTTCTCGGAATGATTGCAGTTGCTATTTGGAGATACTTTTGAACGACTACTCAACCATACTAATGAGAATAGAACAATCGGTGAAAACTCTAGATAAAAAATGCTTGAACAGCAAGTATGATGGATTCATCCAAGACATAAGCGCAATACAGAATGATCTGGTTATGCTCAGTCATTGGATAGGTGAACAGCAAGTTAAACATAGTGAATATTTAAAAAGGAGTTAATGATGAATAGTGAACAAGTGTTAGCAATGCTCAAGACAAACGTCAACGAGCATACAGAGAAGAAAAACAATCTTACATACCTATCATGGGCATGGGCTTGGGCAGAGGCTTTAAAGGCCGACCCTGAAGCCACCTACAAGATAGAGATGTTTGGCGATAAGTGTTACATGGACATCAACGGCACAGCGATGGTGTTCGTAACAGTCACATTGTTTGGCAAACCAATGATGTGTCAGTTGCCAGTAATGGACAGTTACAACAAGTCAATTACTGTTGAAGGTGTTACAACAATCAACAAATACGGCAAAGAAGTCACTACCAAACTTGATAGTTTTAATGTCAATACAGCCATCATGCGTTGTATGACCAAAGCATTGGCGTTGCATGGACTCGGAATGTACATATATTCTGGAGAGGATTTGCCCCTTGGTGAAAACGAGAGTGATGAAGGCACACCTGATGAAGGAAGGATGCTTGACTACATTGCGGCAATCCAAGCCACCACCACAGTTGATGAGTTGAAAAACATCTACATTGAGGCATTTGCGGCTACCGATGGAAATAAAGCATGGCAGACCAAGATGATTGCCGCCAAGGATGCAAAGAAGAAGGTGCTGAAATGAGTGACGAAATCATCCAAGGCACAGACGAATGGAAAATGCTCAGACTAGGCAAAGTTACCGCTAGTCGGGTTAAGGACATTGTTGCCACCACCAAGTCTGGCTATTCAACAAGCAGAGACAAATATATGACTCAGTTGCTACTGGAACGCCTTACAAATTCAGTAGCAGAATCGTATAGCAACGATGCCATGACTTGGGGTGTGGAGAATGAAAAATATGCACGAGCCGCTTACGAGCAAAAGATGGGTGTATTGGTTGATGAAGTAGCGTTTGTTAACCATCCAACTATTGAGGAGTCAGGCGCATCTCCAGACGGGATTGTTGGCGAGGGCTTAGTTGAACTGAAATGCCCAATGTCTCATACTCACCTGGAAAGCATCTTAGGTGGTCTTGACGATCAGTATAAGGTTCAAGTAAATTGGCAGATGGCCTGTACAGGGGCTAAATGGACAGATTTGTGTTCGTTTGACCCAAGGTTTCCCGCAGAATTGCAATTAGTTATTAAGCGTTTTGAGCGTGATGATGCGTATATTGCAACGCTGGAAAAAGAAGTTATCAAGTTCTTGGCTGAACTTGATGACAAAGTTAATAAGTTAAATCAATTGAGAGGTTAATATGGAAACAACATATAAGAAAGTCAACAATAGCGGTGTTTTATTTCGTGAAACAGAGAAAAAGACAGAAAAACATCCTGATTACAAAGGGAATATTTTGGTTAATGGTCAGGAATATTGGATTTCTGGCTGGACTAAAATGGGGAAGAATGGCAAATTTCTAGGTTTAGCGGTAACTCCAAAAGAACAAGAAATAGCAAGTTCAGACTTAAAAGAGGACGATATTCCCTTTTGATATCAATACGGGGAAAGCGTAAGTAAGTACCCACTAACTTAATTAACAGGAGTTCAGATATGAGTTTATTAGACAAAACATGGTTTGGTGGTGAAGTAGAAAAGTTCTTTGGCTCACCAGCATTTAAGTTGGCAAGGAAAGACTCGCCACCTACAAGCAAACAAGCGGCGCAAGGTGTCAACACTACAAGCCTAGAGCAATTGGTTTACGAGACTATTGCCACATTCCCTGATGGCTGTATTCAAGATGAAGTCTTGGCAAGACTCTCAGGCAAGCCCTACTCTAGCGTCACAGCAAGATTTAAAGGATTGTTAGAAAAGGGGTATATTGAGGATACGGGTTTGACAAGGGCAGGTATGTCAGGCAAACAACAACGAGTTTTAAAGGCAAAACCATGAGTGAAGTCTTAATTTTCATAGCAGGGATGATTGCACCTGCTTTCCTAAGTTCTGTGTTTACCCTCTTTAAATGCTTAGAGGATGTAATTAAAACTAGGATTAAGTAATGGAAAGCCTACTAACCATCATTGTTCTGCTTGGAATAGGTGTCTGCATAGGCATTATCGTGCTAGGTGCAGTCCTATACATAAGTTGGGACAAAGACTAACCTAATACCGCTAGAGCCTGTTGGACGTGCTTAATACGCTCATCCAACCCAATAGTTCCACCATTGATGATCTTGGTTACTTTAGTGTAGTCAAGGGCATCCGCTGGATCATTGCAGTTGTGGGTAGACCAAAACCATCCTGCGGTAAGTGCGGCAAACTTAGGGGTAGCAACAAGATCAGGATTGAGACCAAAATCAACGCCCAATGCTTTACCAGCGTGGAAATAATTACTAAAGCCAGTAAGTTGAATACACCCACGACCACGAAAGCGATAACCATCACCACTTGACTCATCCCTGTTACCCATGCGGCTTGAGTAGACGTTATTGGCAATGCGCTTCGCATTTTTTTCGTAACCATTTGCTATCTCCTGAGTTGGAAAGCGTTTAGGCCATAACTTCATCAAAGTTGCCGCCTTGTAGTTCAAGTTTTCCTCAAGGATACGGAAGTTTCCACATTCATGGCTACATTGACCAATAAACATAGCCTTCTGGTTGTTTGTAGTCAGGTTAAACCTAGAGAATGTCTCATTCAGGGCATCCACCCATTCAGCACCAATGTGGAGTCTTTGCAGTTGATCGCTATTTACCATTTACTTGACTCCTTACGGCTTCGTAGGCTGAGATACAGGCGTTGAGTTGGTTGATTGCTTTGTCTCCGTCTGCGGCGATTTGAGCAATAAGTCGGAGAGTCTCTGTGTCAGATTCGCTTCCCGCTTTTGGGCTATCTCCGCTGGCAGGGGTGGCACTTGGACTGGTTTGTACGCAACTTGTGGACGGGAGGCGCACCCTACCAGCACGAATAGCACGATCAAGACTAGACTGTTTTTCAGTAATGGCATTGTTTGCCTCCATCAATTTAGTTGAGTTTTCAGTAAGTTGTTTGGTTAATTCTTGCTCTTTTACACGGGCTTCTTCATTCTTGACAGCAATCTCTGACTGCATCTCAATGTCTCTAGCATCCCAACCTTTGTGATGACCATAGAAATAGACGCTAACAGCCACACAAATAGCACCCAAGATAACCCAAGGATTAGGAATCATTGTTCAGCCTTTGCTAAAGCCCGTTCATTGGCTATTTCTTCCTTTGCAGGGTCAATATAGTCAGGTGGAGTAGTAGGCGGTGGTGGTGCTCTCCATTCCTCATCCAAAGGAGGATTTACCCATGCAGGTAATGCACCTGAAGGCGATGTCCAAGTAGAGGTGCTAGGAGGTGCAGGGGGTGGGGTAGGGGTGCTAGGAGGTGGTGGAGGTGGTGCAGTAGCAGATAGTTTGTCAGCAACAGTCTGCACACCCTTACGGCTCATCACGCCACCAATGCCACCCACAATCAGTAAAACAATGTCGTTCAACATCTTGGCAAAAGCCTGATCGATTGGAGCCATACTCTTAATAGGCTGAACCACAAAGGCTAGGCTATACAGCATAAAAATCACGATACCAGCAAGAATGATTGTTACGATTAGGACAACACTTGCCCAGACTCGTATTTCAATTTCCTCTTGGCTCAGAAGCCGATTGATTTGGAACTTGGACAATGTTTTTCTCCAATATGGGTGCTACGAGATAATCAGGACAATCTTGGGTGAATTGGCAGTCAGGACGCTGACAACGCTTGGCAGAGAAGTTCTTAGGGTCTTGGCAGAAATAGCGGTATCTGTCATCACACGCCACTAGCAGGAACAACAGGACGATTACGAATCTCATTGATTTCCCTCTTTAACTTTCTCAATTCCTTGGCTTCTCGCTTGATCTCAGCCTTCATCCACAAAGTCTCAATATACGCTAGAAATGTTACAGCAATGACAAGACATAGTGCTACTTGCACCATTACCCTAGCAACAAACTTGATTGTGTCATTGTCTTTACCTGCCACATTATCCATCCCATCACTAGAGAGATAAAAGCCACACCAACTAGACCAGAGACAAAGTAGATAAAGTCAATCTCCCTTTGCTCTTTTGCCCATCTCGCCCGTCTAGTCTTCCTTATTTCTTCATCCCTAGCCCATTCCTGTTCTTGCTGAATCTTGGCGTACATCTTCAAAAACCTCGTATATATCGCCTTCAGTTCAGAAGGCGCATATACAGTCATTTGTTCCCGAATTTGAGCATCAAGGTTTTCCATTTGGAGTTCCACCAAGGCACGTTCAATAGCCTTTTTAGAAGTGTTTTGATTTGGGTCATAGTGTTCCTTAGATTCTGCCTCTAGAGAGGCGTAGTAGTCGGTTAATTGAGCCTGTATGTCAAAGAAGTTCCCAAGTTGGACTCCGACATCATTGATGGTTTGGAGTTCCATCTCCTCGTAAGTCTGTTGCTTTTTGGAAGCGGCTTTCGCTTTCGCCAAAGACTTGGGGGCATCTGCTGACTTGGACTTGGGTTTTGGGTTAAACAGTCCAACAATCCAATCCCAGATTCCCTTGATGGCCTTGACATCAGCCATGACTCCTTCAATTGTCTTCTTAGCACCCTCCAGTTCCATGCGCCCTTCATGGAGCATCGCACAGCCTGACTTGATGGCTGAGACTGCGCCTTGGGCAAGTAGGAGGAGGCTGAAAGGATCAATGGTTTACTCCTATGGCTGTGGGTTAGCCAATGTAGTGCCTAACAAGCCTGAATAACCATAGTTAGGTTGCTGTGATAGGGTAGCACCAGATGCTATCTGTTTAACTGCCAAATTTGCCGCTCTTCTACGCAATGCGCCTTGTAATGTATCAGCACCATAACCAACAGCACCAACGCCAAGTCCCAATGCAGGATTTGCATAATAACCAGTTGCAACAGTTGCTCCAGTAGCCAACTTAGACCTAAATGGATTAAATGCGCCTAAAACAGACAATATTTTATCTGGAGAGCCACCATTGGCAACTGACTTAATCACATTTTGTTCTGATTCACTAAAACGACCCATTTTGTTTTTGTTTGCCGCAATATTGATAAATCCTCTACGGATTAGTTCACTTTCAGAAGCCCTTGGATCAGCAAGTTTTGCATCAGCAACATCAAGTGCATCTTGCAGAATCTCAGCACGACTTTGATTGCGCCAATCTTTTCTAGCAGACATTACATTTTTAACTGCTTCGTCAAGTTTTCCAGTTCCTGCAAATATATCGTTACCATTTAATTTATTTATGTAATTATCCACAGAGTCAATCATTACATTGCCAAGTCTTCTTGTATTTGGATCAGTATCACTACGCAAGTTGTTAGCCATTTTGCGTAATTCTTCTAATTTTGGGAAAGTTACAAATCTATCACCAACAATATCACGCATTTTTGACAACGTATTGGCTATTTTTGGTTCATTTTGTGGAATGTATTGATTTGAATTTAAGTTCGTTTCAATGTCATCAACCATTCCAAGAACGCTTTTTGGTTTGATATAAACACCAGCACTATCCAAAGAGTTATATGATCTAGTTGCTCTTTGTTTAACTTCTTCCATTGTATAAAGTTGTGGCTTTGTTTCTCCAGCAACAAAACCAGCAATGCCACCAACCTTTTGACCAACTTTTGCACCAACGCCCATTGCGGCAATCGTAGCCGCTATATCACTTCCTTTTTCTCCAAGTTGACCAATAGTTGCTTCTTTTGTTAATTCAGCCGCAGGTTGAGCCGCTAAACCAGCCACCCCAGAAGCAGGAATTTGTTGAACAAGATTAGCCGCCAATGCAGGAACTTTAGGAGCAAGTGCCGCCACTGTTCCTGTACCCATCATTGCTTGAGTACCAGTTTGAACTGCTCTTTCAAGCATACCTTGAGGCTCTGGCAAACCAGCCTTGGTTAACATTTGTCCTTGGGCTTGAGCAACAGAAGGTAATCTACTTTCAGAACCAACTATATTTGCACCAAGGTTATACGCACTACGCAAACCTTCTAAAACAGTAGTTGCTGGAGCAGTTAAACCTTCATAAGCCGCACGACCAAATAAGCCTACCTGCCTAGACAATTGGTCTGCCATAGATGGTTGTTGTGGCTGTTCAGTAGGTTGAGTTTTAAACCCAAAATCTTCAGGCGTAGCAAATCCATTTCTAACGGCCTTCATCATAATCTGGCCTTTAGTCATGCCTTCAGGAATATCCTGAATTACTACCCCATTTGGTAATTCAATATCCATCGTAGTTCCTTATTTAAGTTCAGACCACTTAATTGCTTTTTGAGGTTGAGTTTGTTGTTCTGGTTGTATCTGTGGATTTCTACCAAAACTTTGGCTTTTTGGTGGAGTAATATCATTTTGTTGCATATTAGGAACTTGAGAAGGCATTGTTCCACCCATACGATTTTCAATACGTTGTGTTCTACCTTCCATGATATCTTTCCATCGTTGGAATGAATCCTTAATAATTTTTAATTGATCTGGATAATTTTTGTCAGCAGGATCAAGGGCAGTAGCCGCATTTTGAATTGTCTCCAACTCTTTAACTGCCAAACTACCAAAACCAGTAGCACCAGTTTTACTTTGTGCTTTAAGTTTTTCAATTTCAGTAACACTAAATGCGGCTTTAATTGCATCATTTAGGTTCTTTAGGGATTTAGCCTCAGTATTTGGAACTCCACCCAAAATAGTCGCACCCCACCCACCAGCAATATTTGGATTTTCTTGATAAAGATTTAATGCTTTGTTTACATTAGAAATAGATGATTTGACAGAATTAACTGCTTCAACAGCCGTTTCCTTTTCTTTTGCTAGTGCTTCAGAAGACATAGGAGTTTGGGTAACACGAACACCAACACCACCAGTTGCGCCTGTTCCTCCTGTACCACCACCAGATGTTGTTTGAGCAGAAACAAGGTTTAGATATTTAGCAACATTAGGTGCGGCAATACCTAGATTTAATGGATCAATAGTAATAACTTCACCACTTGGTGCAATTGAAGACTTAGGCTTCAATTCTTGAGCAACTTGAACACGCAAACTGCTTTCTTCTTCTGGAGATAATGCTTCACCTTTACCAAGTTTTGTATTGGCAGAGGCAATAAGTTCACGATTGCGCTCTGAAACGCCCGTCATCATTTTCCACTCATTCGCCTTTTTAGCCTGTGCTTCACGCAAACTAATAGTTGCCTGTGATTCAGCCCGTTTCTGAGCAATCTCTGCCAAACCATAAGCACCTTGCATATCGCCAATTTGTGCAAGTCTAGAAGATGCCGCTTGTAATGCTTCTGGATCATTTAAATCTATTCCACGAATAACTGCATTTCTTGCACTAATCAACTGTAATTGTGGGTCTACTGCACCCATAGCACCGCCAATTCCACGACCCAGTTGTGCGCCACCAGCGTAAAGCATAGAGCGACCAAAAGCATCAGGAGACATTGTTCCTAATTGCTCTCCTTGCGCTAATCCTTGCTCACTTAATTGTCTTTCGTATGACTGAGGAGTAATACCAAACAATCCACCTACGATATCTGTTGCCATGATTACTCCTTAATAATTTGCGTAGCCTAATGGCACATAGTTACCATAAGCATCTACTGTTGGTGCATTTATGCCCTGACTTGTTATGCCACCTGTTGTTGGAGCATTAGAAGTCAACCAGTTAGCCAAACCTTGACCCAATGTTGATGTTGGGCTTCCCAATCCACTTGCAATGTATGCGCCTGGGCTTGTTGTAGCCGCTGGAGATGTTCCATAACCTGTCGCCAAACTAGTACCCGTCAATCCTAAACGACCTGCATTAGCACCTGCACCAGAGATTGATGTACCTAAACCAGTACCCAAGGAGAATGGTTGTTGTGCCATGCTCTCTAAGTTACCTGCTTGACCAAACAATCCTGCACCATAAAGCACTTGTTGTTGACCTGCTGTTTGAGCACCCGCCGCCAACTGAGCATCTTGTTGTGCTAAAGCGTTGTAATAGGCTTCTAACTCAGGATTAGAACCCATCAAACCTTCTGCACCACTTGGACGCAAACCAGTAGAACCTACTGACAATCCACCACGACCTGTTTGGAAAGCCTGATTTCTAATGCTTGCCAACTGTCTCTGACGGCTTGGATCAAGTAAGTCATACTGTTTAGACAAATAGTTTTGAGCAACCTGTTCAGGGGTTTGAGCCAAATAACTAGCACCTAGATTCAACAACTGATTCTGAGCAGAAGTAATCTCAGGTGCGGCTGTGTAACCAGCACTTTCCAATTGACCAGTAACAGGGTTAATATTGAATTGAGATGTGCCAAAGCGTGTTGTAACGCCTACTGGACGGAACTGTGAGCCAGTAGTTGCTGAACCTGTTGCCGCCAATAGGTCTTGTTGTGCCTTGAGTGCCGCATCTTTAGACGCTTGCGTTTGCATCAAACCACCAGCAGTCTGCAATCCACCTTGTACAAGGTTAGCACCTGAAGTGCCAGTCAATAAAGAAGACAAATAATTCTTAGCGGTAGTTGCCGCAGTTCCACCAGCCGCCAACATAGACTTAATGATTGAATCCAATTGAGGATTAACACCTGTGCCTGTATAGGTCTGAGGTGTCATGGCATCAATCTGAGCCTGTGTGTAAGGTGCAGTACCTGTATCGAATGTACCTTGACCACCAGTAATGTCAGTTGGAACATTACCATAATCATATATTTGTGAAATGTCTGCCATGTTTGTCGCTCCCGTTGTCGGTGTTGTTGGCGTTGTATCTGCTGTTGGTGTTAATGCAGATGTTGCCTGACTTAATAAACCTGTTGGTGAGACTGCATTTAAAGCCCCACCAGTTAATGCTTGCTCTGGAGTAGCACCACTCAATAGTCCAGATGTAGTTCCTGCGGCAACCTTTCCAGCCACAGCAGAACCTGTTTCACCAGCAACCTGTCCACCTACTTCTCCACCAATTTGTGAAAAAGCATAGTTTTTGGCAACATCTTCAAGACTTCCACCCTTATCAAGCACATTAGCCGCTTGGATGTAGGGTGCGGCAACAGGCACAGCAATAGAGGCAACAGTTGCCCAACCGCCAGGCACTACGCTATTTACTGTGTCATCAACAGTTGCCAAAGCATCTGAAACGCTACTTACCGCATTACTAACAGTATCTGATACGCTTTCTACAACGCTAGAAACACCTCCTTGAGGACGAATCTTTCTGTCTCCCACATGGCGAAACGCATCAATAGGAAGGTCTGGTATACCTAAAAGTGCAAGATTATTTCTCATATCTGTGCTTTCCAGTTGTATTGTGGCAAGTCAGATGTTTCTACTTTCACGCCAACTCTTTTTAACAACTCTAAAATTTGTTCATTATCAGCCTTGCCGTATACAGTTTTGATTCCCAATCCACGACCTTTTCTAATAAATCCAATAACTGATTTAGCCAAAGCCGTAGGACTATCTTGTGTGAATAAATGAATTTCAGCAGAGGTATCGTTAAGTTTCCTGACTAACAATACAGATTTGTTCTCTTGCATCAAAACAGCAGATTTAGTTTTGACCAATGCACCAATAGTTTGCATAGCCTTATCAGGGTCAACTTTGCGTCTTACCGCATCTGCTTTAATGATTTCAGAGGCTTTCATTACACAGTTCCATTCGCAATGATATTGCCAAGCACAGTCAAGTTACCAGAAGAATCTATCTTTGCCACAGCAGTTGAGGAATTGTAAATATACAAAACATTTGATGCTTCAGTAAACGAGAAGTTTGTAAAAGTTCCATCAGCCTTAGATGCAATGGCAGTCTGAATATTGGTGAACTCTGTATCAATTTCAGAGCCTTTGACAACCTTAGCCGCATTACCAGAGGCAAGCGAGTCTTTAGCCGCAAAGTTGGTGGTTTTTGTGTAATTTGCCATGTTATTTCCTTAAACCAATTTTCCGTGTTTAGCCTGAATCTCAATCTTTTGGATGCTGATAGCAGAGCCACTTATTTGAACTTCATAACCAGTCTGTACAACTTTTCCAAAACCTGATGCCTGACCAATCAATGTTGTCAACTGGATACCACTTGAGTAGTAAGCAATTGTCGTTGCATTACTGCCATATTCTGAAATTCCGTACTCAGCAATGGTGCTATCCCCAATGTTAACTGTGCTTGAGTAATACTGACCAGTAAAGTCATATCCCCACTTAATCACAAAGCCTTGATTTTTTCCACCAATAACAACAACAGCAATCCTTTTCAGGATAGATGTGATATTAGGATCACCTAAGTCAGCATAGTTGGTGTAATACTGGAAACGATAAGAAGACGCATTGTCTAAATAAGTTCCATATTTACCAATAAACCCATTCTTACCAATCAGTAAATCACCATTTCTACGAGATAACAAGGCAGTAGGTTGAATACTGTCCCAAACAGTTACCCGTGATGAACCATCTTGTAACTGTGCCTTTGTATCAAAAACATAGACTTGTTTGGCAGTAGGAAGGGTTAACAGGTAAAAAGCATTTACTTCAGAGTAAACAGCCTTAATATCAGAAGCAGTTTCTGAGGCGATATAGCCCATCAAGTCATTACGCACATTCTTAGACAAATCACGCAAAGGTGCTGACTTCTCCTGAATAGTACGCATCAGGCTACGAACACCTGAGTTTGACAAGAACACAATGTCTGCGGCAGTCGTAACTATCGAATCCCTTGATAGACATCCAATGTTGCCAATGGTGTCGCTAATAGCCATCGTAGAGGGCGTTGTTGGCCCTGAATAGATCAATATCTGACGTTTACCAAAGATGATGAGAAAGCCGTTGTGTGCGCCTAATCCCATAATCTGATCTGAACCATTAGGCCAAACTTGGGCAACATTCAATGTTCCAGATGTTCCAGCAGTCCAGTTATGTCCTGCCAATAAATCAGAGAAACTAATCGTTGCATTGTCTGTGGTGGTATCAGCCACCCATAATCGACCAAATGCCGATATAGCAATGTTTCCCTTGGGAACAGTACCTGTATAGCCAGTCTTCTCAGAAACTCGTCTATATGTAGTTGTACTTACCGCAGGGTCATAGATCAATGGGTCATAACCAGACTGGAAAAAGTAGGTTATTCCATTTAAAGAAGCACATTGCCAGTTGCTTGTAGTAATAGTCGGAGCAGACCCTCCCCCCCCATAGGTCAGTTCCACAACAGCGTTAGAACCATCTAACTTAAATAACTTATTGTTACCAGCAAATAGCACAGTTAAAGTACCATCTAACTGCACTAATTCATGGATTACTTTTACGTCATTTGAGCCTAAGTTACCACTAGATGCGTTGACCTTTGACCAGCCTTTTCTAGCCCCAATGCGTCCATATTGGTCAATGATGCAATTGGTAGCAATAGAAGCATAACCAGCCTCTAGAGTTAAAGGAGAGTCTTGAGTATTCAGCCCAAAGAAGCCTGGTGCTTGAACACTAAAGGTCTGTAAAGCCTGTGCCATTACACCGCCTCAAACGTGTCGTTTTCAGGCGATCTTGCCAACTCCAAGGCTATCAGGTCAGACATACAAGACTTATACATTGCAAAGGCTTCTGAACTGTTTAAACCACCATCCTCACCACGCTCAATCAATGCCCTAGCATAAGCACCCAAAACAATAGGTTCTTTTGCCAACAAAGTGGTAGATGAATCTGTGGAGAAATCTGCTTCTGGAACAATCAGGCTAAATCGAATGTTATAAACTTGGTCAGGAACAGGCCAAAAGTTGACTTTAATATCGCCATTTGTATCTACACCCTTAATGGAGTAATACATTGGCAAACCCTTTGTAGGGGTGGGCGTTGTGTAGTAAAACGAGTCGTAATTGGCATGAGATAAGGGTGACAACTCGTAAAAACTAGTGGTGTTAATCACATCCATAGTCTTATAACGAACACCAGCACCAGTAATGCTATATGGGCCAGTTGTATTGGCAATTGTGCTTACAGTAATTGGAGTATTAAAAGCATCCCAATCATAAGCATCAGAGACTTGACGCTTGGCATCATTGATAAACTTACCAATGAGTGTAGAGAAAGATGTTGCAGAAACAGTAGTGACTTCTGGTTCACGCATACGAACCAAAACATCGTTAACTAACTGTAAGTAAGTAGGTAATGCCATTACTTCTTCCCTTTATTTCTCGCAGAAATCGCTTTTGCTTTTGCCTTTGCGTCAGCCTTGGAGGAAGCCCCCCATGCTTTTAGAGAAAGAAGCAGTCTTGTCGGTTCAC